GGTTTAGACAGGCTGCATTATGCGCCTATAACAGAATCGCCCACGGGCGAGGAAACCTACGGCACACCCGTTGTCTTGGCGAAAGCAATCTCTGCCGAACTGTCGGTGGAACTGTCCGAAGCTACCCTTTACGCCGACGACGGACCCAGTGAAATTATCAAGGAGTTCAAGGGTGGCAGCCTCACCCTCGGCATTGACACTATCGGTCGCGCCGCCGCCGAAAAACTCACGGGAGCGACCACCGACAGCAACGGCGTTCTCATCTCAACAAGCGAGGACGGCGGTTCACCCGTTGCGATTGGATTCAGAGCCAAGAAAGCAAACGGCAAGTATCGGTATATTTGGCTCTACCGCGTGAAGTTCGGTGTGCCGTCCACATCTTTGCAGACCAAAGGTGATTCTATTGCGTTCCAAACGCCGTCGATTGTCGGCACGGTTTCAAGGCGAAACAAACTTGACACTCGTGGCCGTCACCCGTGGAAGTGCGAAGTCAACGAGGATGATGACGGCGTTGCGACAACTACAATCAGCGGTTGGTACAGTCAAGTTTACGAACCATCATATAGCGGAGTTACAGGCGCATCTTTGGCAGGTGGCATATCCGAAGCAAAGGGGGCTGTCGACAATGGCAAAAAGTAATAACAACGAGCGTTCGAGCCTTATTTCCATCGCCGGCACGGAATACGAGATGATTCTCACCACCCGTGCCACGAAGGAAATTGCCGGACGGTACGGCGGGCTTGAGAACCTCGGCGAAAAGCTGATGAAGGCTGATAATTTCGAGATGGCACTTTCGGAAATCTGCTGGCTGATTGCACTTCTCGCCAACCAGTCGATTTTGATTCACAACTTGCGGAATAAAGACAAACCCCGTGAACTCCTCACCGAAGAGGAAATCGAACTGCTGACCTCACCGCTTGACTTGGCGGAATACAAAATGGCAATCACCGAGGCGATGTTCAAAGGCACGAAACGCAACATCGAAAGTGAAGGCGACGAATCAAAAAACGACAAAGTCGAGTAGATGATGAGGTCACATTTACTCGACTTTATTATTACGGAACAGTCCAATTGGGCATGAGCGCGGAGGATTTTTGGCTCACGCCCCTTGGGCTGTTTATGGATTTGTGGGAATGCCACAAGCAGTATGTCGGAATTGCAAAGCCGAAGGTGGAGCGGTTCATTGATGATATTTTCCCCGATGGGATTTAGCAACAGCCGCTTTCACAATCACACTTGACATTGCCTTTGATGGGTTCGATTTTGTAGTCCTCGGGGTACAGGCCGATGGCAGTCCCGCAGCACTCTTTCACGCAAAGACCGCAACGGGTGCATTTGTCGTAATCGATGATAATTCTGCCATAAGGTGTGCCGCCGCAACTGTTCACGTCGAACTCGGCGGTTTCACTTGCAGACGTACCGCAACCGCAAGCACCATCGGTGCAAGAAACAGGAACTTTGCCTGTTCTGTTAGGGTCACTGCAATTGCAATTTAAGAATTTATCGAGGATTGCCTCGTCGGTTTCTATGTAGGAAACGGCTCCTACAGGGCAGGCTTTGATTGCGGTGCAGACAGATTTACTGGCAAAGCACCTTCTTGGGTCAACAACTGGTTTCATTTTCAAATCTCCTTTTCAGATAATGGTAGTAATTTTTGTTGCTTTTATCGCCGCCGTTGTCGAGAAAAAGACAGAACGGCAAGCTGTCGGTTTCCTTGTGCTTAATCACGCAAGCACAGCACTTTTTGTGGTTTGGGCATTCGGTTTTGGGGCAAGCGCATTCTTTAACATTCGCACACGCCATCGGTAGCTACCTCCTCGCAGATACAGTTTTCTTTTGTTGTCGTGATGTTGGTAAGAAAAGCGAGAAACTTATCAACCGCCTGTTTGTTTAGCGTGTAGTAAGTCCACCGCCCATCTTTCCGGCTGTTTACCAAGCCACTTTCACAGAAGATTTTCATGTGGTGGGACAGAGTTGATTGCGTGATTTCCAGTTTTTCTAAGAGTTTGCAGGCACAAACCTCACCGCATGAAAGCATCTCGATAATAAGCAGGCGGCTTGTGTCGGCAAAAACCTTTAACAGCGCGACATTTTTTGTATAATCTTGGCTCATCATTCTCACCTCACATTGATGACTATCAATATTATACACGATACATTGACGGTTGTCAATGTATTTTACGAAAGTTTTACACAAAATTTTTCAGAAAGGCGGTGAGGATAATTGGATATCGGGATTAGACTGGGAATCGAAGGCGAAAAGCAGTTCAAGTCGGCTCTGCGGGACATCAATCAGTCATTCAAAGTGCTGGGAAGTGAAATGCAACTCGTGACGAGCGAGTTCGATAAGAACGACAAGTCCATGCAAGCCCTCGCCGCCCGCAAAGGCGTTCTCAATAAGGAAATCGAGGCTCAAAAAGGCAAAATCGAACTGCTCAAGGACGCACTCGCCAATTCCGCCGAGAGTTTCGGCGAGAACGACAAACGCACCCAAAATTGGCAAATCCAACTCAACAAGGCGCAAGCCGAACTCAACGGCATGGAGCGCGAACTTGAGAACAACGAGAAGGCCCTCGGCGGCATGGGTGACGGCATGGACGGTGCCGGAAAAAGTGCGGACGGTTTGGGCAGAGAACTTGAAAACACAGGCGAAATCGCCGAAGACACCGGCAAGCGATTCGAAGGCTTGAAGGGTGTTCTCAAAGGTGTGGGCGTTGCCATGTGTGCGGCAATGGCTGCCATTGGCGCATCTGCCGTGGCGGCAGGGCGTGGTTTATACAACATGGCCACCGATGCCGCTGAGGCAGGCAACAACATCAATCAGACCTCTGTGCAACTCGGAATGTCACGCCAAGCCGTGCAAGAATGGGATTATGTCCTGCAACAAAACGGTGCAAGCCTTTACAACCTTTCATACGGTATGCGCCGTGTGCAAGGTGCGATGGGCGATATTCGTGAGGACGGCGGTAAAGTCGGCAAGGCAATATCACGGCTCGGCTTGGATTTTGACGAAGTCCGCAATAAATCCCCCGAAGATGCAATGAACGCCATTGTCACGGCGTTTCAAGGCATGGAAGAGGGCGCGGACAAAACCGCTCTCGCTTTGCAGATATTCGGTCAGCGTGGCGGTATGGCTCTCATTCCCATGCTGAACTCGTCCACCGAAGCGACAGATGAACTGCGCCAACAAGCCTATGCGCTGGGTATGATTATGGGCGATGATGCCCTCGACTCATCGGTTGCATTTACAAACAGCATGAACACGCTGTCCCGCACTTTCGGCGGGGTGAAAATGGCAATCGGCTCACAACTTCTGCCGGGGTTGACTACAATCACAGACGGATTGACGGATTTAATCGCAGGCAACGAAGGCGCGGCGGAGTCCATCAAAGCGGGAGCGAAAGAGATTGTAAACTCTATCTCGACCGTGTTACCGCAACTTCTCGGCACACTTACATCGGTAGTGGAAAGCATCGCCGAAATCGCGCCCGAAATCATCTCAACGCTGATTACAGGCATCACCGACAATTTACCCATGCTCATTGGGGCGGTGTCGGGAATTTTGAACGCACTCTTGCAAGGTATCAGTCAAGCCTTGCCCGCTTTAGTGGAGGGGGCATTGGAACTGGTGCTTGCTTTGGTGGAGGGCATACTCAACAACCTCCCCATGCTACTCGAAGCCGCCATTCAAGTGGTGGTTACCCTTGTACAGGGCATCGCCGAGGCACTCCCACGGCTCATTCCCGCAATCGTGGAAGCCGTGGTGACGATGGTGCAGGCACTCATCGACAACCTACCGATGATTTTGGAAGCGGCGTTACAACTCATCATGGGGCTTGCGGACGGATTACTCGCCGCACTGCCTGTGCTGATTGCCGCTCTGCCCGACATCATTATCGGCATAGTGGAGTTTTTGATTGATTCCATCCCGATGATTATTGACGCGGGGATTCACTTGCTGACTTCACTCGTGGAAGCTCTGCCCGACATTATCGCCGCTATTGTGGAGGCAATTCCAAAAATCATCGACGGCATAATAACAGCGGTGATAAATGCGATACCGCAAATCATCGACGCGGGCATTCGCCTCTTAGTGTCGCTGATTGAGAATTTGCCGACCATTATCATTGAAATCGTGGGCGCAATTCCACAAATTATCGCAGGCATCGTCAACGCCGTCATTGGCGCGATTCCGCAGATTATTCAAGCGGGCATCGAGCTATTCATTTCGCTGATTCAAAACCTACCGCAAATCATCATCGAACTGGTGAAAGCAGTACCGCAGATTATCCGTGGACTGATTGACGCATTCATGCAGGCCGTCAGCCAGTTCGCCGAAGTGGGGCTTAATCTTGTACGCGGACTGTGGGACGGTATCCGCAATGCGGCGGCGTGGATTAGGGATAAAGTGCGAGGCTTTATCCGTGATGTTTTGGGTGGCCTTGCTCGATTCTTGGGTATCAATTCGCCGTCACGATATATGGCAGATATGTTCGGCAAAAACATGGCGGCGGGTATCGGCGTTGGGTTTGATGAGGAAATGGATAATGTCTGCAAGGCTATGCAGGACGCAATTCCGACTTCGCTTGACGGACCCGATATTGAATTGGATGGAAACATTAACACGGCTCTTTATGGAGCGGGAACGGCGGTCACGCTTGACGCAATCGGATATAAGCTGGACGGCATTGCAAGCATTATGACGCAGATGTTTCCTGCGCTGATTGATGCCATGAATATTAAGGTTGTGCTTGATGACGGCACACTCGTGGGACGGCTGACACCCGAAATCAACCGCAACCTTGCACTATTCCATAAGCGAAACTTGGGGGTAATCTGATGAACGCATTTATTTTGAACAACACCATAAACTCACGCACCAACCTCGGTTTGCGAATCACACGCCCGCCTGTCATTCCCCCGACACGGCGGGTGGTGAACACGCTCGACATCGACGGTCGGGAGGGTTCGCTGACAATTCTGCGTGGGTGGAGGGATGTGTCTTTTGACTTGAGAGTGGCTCTGCTCGGTGATAACCACGCCACCCGTTGGAGGGATATGCTCCCGCAAATTTTGAACGCCGAAACAATCCACTTCTCGAATGATACAGCCGTGTTCTACCAAATCAAGCACATTCACGCCGTGCCGAATGAAAAGCGACTGGTCGGCATGAGCGAGTACACTCTGAACTTCACTTGCGCGCCGTTTCGCTATATGCGGAATGTGGCGGTGGTCACTCGCACCACTTCCGGCACTCTCGTAAACCCCGGCACGGTGCATTCGCTACCACGAATTACGGTTTTCGGCACGGTAACACGAACGCTGACCATCAATGGCAGGGCGATTGTACTGAACCTTTTGCAAGGCAGTCTGACACTTGACAGTGCCTTGAAAATCTGTCATTTCGGCAACGTGTCGCAGAACAATCAGATGACGGGCGATTTTCCTGTTTTAGGTGTCGGCAACAATACAATCACGCTTGGGACAGGGATTACACGGCTTGAAATCGAGCCGCGATGGAGGTTCTTATGATTTGTTATTTCAACAGAAACGAAACCAACTTTGCACATAACGGGCTGGGTGTTCTCGATGATAACATTATCGACCCCGTTGTGACCGAGGAGTTAAACGGTATATTCAAGTTGGAGTTCGATTATCCGCTTGGGGCGCATCACGCTGATGGACTTGTTCATGAACGCATTATTCGCTGCCCTGTACCAAATATGCCTCCGCAACTTTTCAGAATATCGGAGCGGGAATCGACCATCGGCGGGTTATTCCATGTGGTGGCGTACCATGTTTTCTACGACTTGGTTCAAAACCTCATCGAGGACACCTTTGTAGTCAACCGCAACGGGCAACAAGCCATACAGCAGATTTTGAATGCCGGACAGTTTTCACATCCATTCACGGGTGGTTCGAATATCACGGCAACAAACTCCGCCCGCATCGTCCGCCATAACATCGCAGAAACCCTACTTGACGGCAGTATCGACAATGGGTTCATGTCACGTTGGGGCGGTGAGATTGTGCGAGATAATTTCCATGTTGCAATGCAGCGAGTGCGTGGAAGTAACAACGGCGTGGCGATTCGTGATAAGAAAAACCTCACGGGCTACCGTGCCAATGTGGACTTCGGCACGGTTGTCACTCGAATCATGCCACAAGGCTTTGACGGTCTTTTCCTGCCCGAACGGTATGTTGACAGCCCACGAATCGGGCAATATCTCACGCCACGCATTCGTGTGATTGAGTACAGCCAAGTTCGCGCTCGT